GGGCCTGCTACTTCTTGGAGAAGAAGTTCAACACCGGTACCACGTCAATGAGCTTCTGCATCCGCTTCTTCAGACTCAACGCCGCTCGGTTGAGACCGCTCACCACCAAATACCGCGTCGCATCCATCAAGTGGTCGTTCTCCTTCACAACCCTGCCCTTGTCATCCCGCCGGTACAACCGGAACTCCGCTACCCAGTTCGTCATGCTCTTAAACACCTTGAGCCGCCCCGTAGACATCCGCTGCCACACGTCGTATATCCCCGTCTCCACCGCGTTGTTCGCCACCGTCAAGTCCAAGCCCATCTGCCGGTACCGCACAAACAACTGCTGCCCGTCTACCTGCGTTCTGCCACGGGAGGCAGGGTCAATCACCCCAGGGATCCCACGCCCCCTCGCGTTTATCGCTTCCGCGTGGATCGCCGGCTCCGCCTGCCCCCTGTAATGCTCCGAGTACAAATACAGCGTGTCACTCTGCTGGTCCAACGCTCCAAACACCGCCGCTGTCTTGTTCCAACCCACGTCCATCCCAAACACCCTCGGCCAGTGCACCGGTACCTCGAAGTCAGGCACCACAAGCTCGCTCTCGGGCACCGGATATATCGCCCCTGCCCCCAACTGCGGCACGCCCTTCGACCGCGCATCCCTCTGGAAAGGCGGTATGCTCGACCACAGGTCCTCCTTCTGCTTCTGGCTCAAGTGCGGTACGTCGTCCCACGTCGCCATCCCAACGAACTTCGTCCCCTCCGCCCTCTCACACACCTCCCCGTCCCTCAAGAACGCCATCACCGTCTCACTCATGCCGAGGAGCGGCGTAAACGTCAGCATCACCATACCGTCGTTCGTCATCGTCCGCAGCAGCGACTCGGTGTAGATGTCCAACGGCGGCTCCTCGTCCAGCCAGATGATGTCCTGCTCCGTTCCTTGGAAACTCTCGCGACGCTGGTCGTAGCTCTTGAGCGTTAACCGCGATTCGCCCCCTGATGCGTGCCGCACAACGATGATTTCCACCGCGTCAGCGATGCCGGCCTTGGCCGACACCCGCAGGATGTCTTCCTTCGGGATGAGGCCCGTGCCGTGGCTCCCCGCCGGTCCCAGCAGCTTCGTCTGCAAGATGTCCCGTGAGGTCTTACCGGTGTCCCCCGCCGCCCACGCCGAGATAGGGCGGTCGAACCGGCGGCCCGTCCACCATGAGGGGTACCGGCCCGTCAAGTGTACCGCCATCTCGAAGCCGCCGATGCCTTCCGTCTTACCGACGCGGTTGGCCGCCATCATCAGCCGCTCCTTGTACTTCGCCCCAGCCTCGAAGAAGGCTAGGTGCTTCTTGTAGAGCTCCCGCCTGAGGGGTCCGGTGTCTGGGTAGTAACCGAGTAAACGGCGCTCGCGCTTGCGCCTCTGGAGTTCCTCGAGGCACATGACCAGTTCTGCTTTCTCTTCTGGACTGAGTTCTTTCACGGTCTAATAGCGACATTCACGGAGACGCCGCCGTCTCCGCTGTAAGTTCCGGCCCCCCTTCGGGGGTCTTGGCCCCCTCATAATCTGGTATTGGAATCCATTGGAATGGCTCAGCGTTTATCAGTTTGGCCTATTACGCAATACAATATCTGACATGAATACTTCTCAAGACGCGTCAGGCTTTGCGCTAACCTCCACAGCGTCAACTACTTCCCCCGTTTCGATGCCAGCGGGAGACAGTCCCTCTCGCAACATACCAGCTACGCGTTGCCTTATCTCCGCGTCAGATAGCGTTGCGACGGTGGCAGCTCCCGACTCGGGAGCCTGCTTTGGCAGCACCTTGGCCAGTAACACGCAAAAAACCTTGGGCTCTTGACGAGCAACCTGCTCGAGATAGTCCGCCCCGCCTACCCTCTCGAACGCATCGACGATAGCGTTACGGACCGCCACCGTTGTCTTATTGGGAATACCTTTACGCGAACCGCCCCCAACATGACGCCCACGAACCAACTCTAGCTGATCAGCCATGGCCACACTCTATTTGCTCATAGAGAGAGCAAAGCGAGACACTCCTCTCCACAGGTGCGCAAACTTTGCGCTTTTTTCCACTTGCCACACCCCACACGTTGCGCCAACCTTGCACCAAGCTTGCACGTTACAAGCGAGACAAAAACAACACAAACCAATGAAAACCAACCTCTTATCCTTCGGATTCTTCTCCCTCACCCTCGCCGACACCCTCGCGTTGTCCCAGCTCCCTCTCTCTCTCCCTGAGGCGCTCTGCGTGATGGCGCTCTTCCTCTGGTCGACCGTCCTCTTGTGGCGTTCGCTTCTTTCCTAAACCCCTTTCCGCGAGTCAGTAAAACCAAACCAAACCAAACCAAACCAAACCAAACAAACATGAAAACACAAAACTACACCGAAGTGTCTCCCGCCGTGTACGTTGGCACCTACGCCAAATATAACTCCGGATCCATCAAAGGCGCGTGGATTAACCTTGAAGGCCATGACGCGGAAACCTTTCAGGCTGCCTGCCTAGAGCTCCATTCGGACGAGTCAGACCCCGAACTTATGTTCCAAGACTTCGAAGGCTTCCCGCGTGCGTTTTACGGCGAAAGCTACTTATCCCCAAGCCTTTGGGACTGGATCGAATGCACTGAAGAAGAGAAAGAGATTTGGGCCGCGTACGTTGAGGTTTTTGGTTACTCGTTTGACGAATCCTCACTCAGTCACGCGCAAGACGCTTGCGCTGGAAGGTATAGTTCTGCAGCAGAGTTCTCCGAAGCGGTTAGCGGGGAGGAGTTTGATTTGAACGAAATACCCAATCACTTGCTCGCTTGTATCGATTGGCAGCACGTCTGGAACTCCTATTTCCGCTTCGACTTCGTCGAACAGGATGGCTTTTTCTTCAATAGAAATCACTAAGCGCTAACCCTTTACACTACCCAAAAAAAAATGAAACTACTCGGAACAAACTCAGCAAAAACCGTTAAAGGTGAATCACTTAGCTACCTTACCGGAATCCTCTATCTCGCCCCCCACACCCTCTCAGGTGCTGGCAACGTCTGCCCATGGGCAGCGTCATGCAAAAAAGGTTGTCTAAACTCCGCAGGCAAAGGTGCTTTCAATAGCGTGCAACGTGCACGCATTGCCAAGACCAGACTGTTTTTCACTGACCGTGACGCATTCATGGAGACCCTTTTTGAAGATTGTAAAGCGCTTATTTCCAAGGCGAAGCGCCTTTCAATGCTCCCTTGTGTCAGATTGAACGGCACCTCTGACCTAGCTTTTCACCGCCTCATCGTACCATCTCAAGGCAAGACACTTATGGAGTGCTTTCCTTCTGTTCCCTTCTACGACTATTCCAAGTCCGTCAAAAAAGCCTTAGACAACGCAAGAGGCCTTCACCCTCAAAACTATACCGTTGTCTTTTCGCGTGATTCCGCCGCAAACGAAGCCGAATGCCAACAAGTTCTTTCCGCGGGCGGGAATGTCGCCGTCGTGTTCCGCGACTCGCTCCCATCTGTTTTCTGGCATCGCCCCGTTCTCAACGGCGACGCAACCGATTTAAGGTTCTTGGACCGCCGCGCGCGAGCTGGTCGATCTGGTTACGTTGTCGGACTCAAAGCCAAAGGCCAAGCCAAGAAAGACCAAAGCGGGTTCGTGGTGGACACTCTCAACTAATCTGAACGATGCGCACCTTCTACGTTTACACACTCAGTCCGTCCGGTTCTCGCTCATTTGTGGGGACGGTTTCAGCCGACAACGAACACGAGATAATGCGGGCACTCACTCGCGAGTTTAGCGCAACAGACATCCACTGGTCCGTATCAACAACCCCGCCCCCCTCTCCCCTACTCGCTCACCGCGTCGGGACGGACGGCAGGCTGTACCGACACTGACACCCACTCCTCTCCCTATCCTCTGGCCGCGTCCTTCACTGGATGCGGCCTTTTTCGTGTCCTCTCCCGTCCCGCTCCCCTCTCGCCCCTTCCCGCTCTTCTCACCCCCTTTCCGCTGCACCTACCCTCCCCGCTTCCTTCCTCTCGCTCTCACCCCGTTTCTGTTCGTTCTAGGCCTATGCTTCTCCCCGCTCCTCTGTACACGTTCACCTTTTCACCCTTAAATCCAACCTAATCAAACTCAACTTAGTGCGCCATTCACGCACCCAAACCCCTCTGAAACCCTGATTTTCCGCCTGAAACCGTTTTTCGGTTTTCTCCCTCTCCAAAAACTTTTCACGAAATCGAAAATCCCGCCAACCGTTTTGGATTTGGATCGTTAATCCGGTTTTCTGGCTGGATTCGGATCTGGCGCCTGGAAGCACGCTTCGCGTGTCCGCTGCGCGGGAGCTGCATGGGCTGACCGCTCACCCCCCTCGCTCACGCCCTGGGCTGCGCAACCAGACAAACGGATTTACGTCCTGTTTTGTGGGTGAAACGGTTTTCCGATTTTCTGGGTTTGGGAAAACTTTTCACGAATCTGAAAATCCCGTCAGCGTTTTGGAAACTGGAACGTAAATCCGGTTTTTTGGTGGCCGTACTCTCCGGCCTGTCACGCCACTTAATAAGCAGGTGTCTCTTCTCGATCTCTGATCGGTAGTCACACCACTCTGAAGCATCCATCGGCGGCATTACCCGTGACCATGTATGGCAGGTGTCGCAAGATTTATTACTCCACGATGTACCTCCCCTGAACTATTCGGTACGCCCTCTCGAACACGTCCTTGGGACTCCAGGAGATGTAGCCCTTGAAGTCGGGATGGTTTGGTTCGCCACCGTCCGTGTACTCGACGAGATAGCCTTCTCTTACCGGATTCTCGTTTGGTGGCATTGTCCATCCGCGCAGGTCGTTGTACTCGCCGAGCGTCATTGGCTTGGCGTTGATGATTTTGGTTCCGATGTAGGTGTTCATGTTTTTTTTCTGTCTCTCCAGAGTGTCACGCCGTTTCTGGCTCAACCGTGATCGAGCCACGCAGTGCGTTCGCGGAAAATCAACCCCGAACCCGCCACTCGGCGGGACGGGGCTTCTGGCGTGCTGTTTCGTTCTTGTTCTCGTTTCACCCGCTCTGAACGTGATTCAGGTTTAGTTCATTGCTGTACAAGCAGCACGCCGGAAGACTGCTACCTTTACCGCACGCTGGTGTTCGCTGGCAACAGAGTTCTCCTGAGCCTGCTGATGGCAGCGGCCTGCGCCGCTGGGCTCCCTGCTTTTCTTGCCTGTAGCAGTCTGATGAGTGCGTCGACTTGGGCGACGCCTTGGGACAGTGGCATATGCTCTATCCTGCGGTTGTTTGACTGCTGTATTACCCCCTCGTCCTCAAGCTCACCCAACAGAGTAAACTCGGGGTTTTTGGGGTGGTTTTGGGCTGTGGTTTGGGGACGCGCGGTCATAACCCGAACTCCTCAGCCATCGTCACACGCACCACCGTGGGAACACACGCCTGCATCCACCGGTCCGCATCCAGCAGCAGCCCCTTGTCCCCGCCCCTCCACTCCAGATCCGCAACGACCCGCGACAGCAGCCGCTCCTTGAGCTCGCTGACCACGTGCGTGCCATCCGCCACCAGCTTCTCCGCCTCCATCAGCTTCTCGCGCAGGTCGCTTGCAGCGGCTATCTCGCGGTCGAGCCGCTTCTCCATCCGCTCCAGCGCCCGCATCATATTCCGGACTAGGGAGTGGGCTGGACCGTGTGCGCTGTACTGCTCGTCGTTATTTGGTGTGACCATGGTGTGTTGTTGGTTGGTTGGTTGGTTGGTTTACTTCATTGCCTTTCTGATTTTCTTGCCGATCTCTCGGCACTTTTGGCCGCAAAACCGGTGCCCCGCGTTCAGCTTCTTGAACACCGTGCCGCAGTTATCGCACGGATAATCCGCCAGCGGCTTGCCGCGCAGACCTCGCGCAACAAACCACACGCGCACGCTCTCGATGTTGGCCTTGCGTGAGCACGCCTTGCTGCACCGCAAATGCACCGCGCACTGCTTCATGAACTTCGTGCCGCACTGGTCACACGCGATGACCCGCAGCTTGTTCTGCTCACCGGTGCGTCCGCTGTACTTGCCGCGCTTGGGCTTCTCGGGCGGGACAACCGCTCTGCCCTGCGCCACCAACTTGCCCACAATGGAGCGTATCTCATCTGGGTTTATCTTCATCAGGTTCATAAGCTCTTCTTTCGGCCACTTCCTCTCCGCCCTTTAGCAAAATCTTTCACCAATCACAAAAGCCACTCCGGTGCCTTCTCCTCCGCCGGCGCGTCAACGTAGATGCTCACCGCGACTCCCTCGCTGCCGGCCTCGCACCAACGCTTGCGAACAGTCAAATCCGCTACGCGGCTGTCATCCCCCACCCACATACCGCCATCAACCAGCGCGTCCATCACCAGCTTCGCCAGGTTGTCCGCATCCGGTTTGTGGGTGTGCGGCTGACCGTGACGCGCCTCCTCCTTGGTCGCAAAGTGAAAGGTCAGCTCCATCGAAATCGCCTCAGTCAGCCCAAGCGCCTCAGCCGTCTTGCCGGCCTTGCTTAA